ATCTTTTACTGATAAGCCTAGATTCTCGAACGCGGCAATGGCAGTCTTATTTCCACTAGCTGCCTGCCCTAGAGTGAGATTCATTTTTGCGAATGCTTTTTGCAAAGTTTCAACAGATACGCCCGCTTCTCCCGCTACATGAGCTATTTCTTGAAATCTCTGGGAACTTACACCTATTTTCTGAGCATTATCGTATATCTGACTGTATTTATCTGATACTTCTGATAATTTATTATAGAATACGGCAGCGGAGCCAAGCGCAGCTGTGAACATTGCTGCAGATATTCCAGCAGCTAATTTTGCTCCTTTAGCGAAATCTGCTACCTTACCTTCACTTTCATTAACAGCTTTATTAAATTGAGAATTTTCGGCTGTTATTTTTGTTACTAATTCACTAATTAGCGGCATTAGCCATCCTCATGAACATATCACGCACAAGTTGAGCCTCTTGTTCTGGTGTGTTGTTCTCTTGTGCTTTCAAACTCTGTTCTATCAATGTCTTTTCTCTAAATTCTTCATCACACGCCATGTCGTACGCCATCCATTCCACTACTTCGCACATGTCCATTTCCTTCACTAGACTACGTTGACGCATCTGCAACCGCTCTGCCAGTTTAAATGTGTAAAACAGCAGGGGTTGCGCTATTAGTTTTTTGCTTTTTGTTCCAGATCGTCTTTTGGTAAACTATTGAGTTCAATGCACGCATTAAAAACTTTAAATACTGCAGCAGTAGATTTTTTCTGTAATTCTTTAACATCGTCATTTTCAAATAGTCTTTTGCCGTCTTGATCAACACAGCATACCAACACCATTTGTAAAACAATATCACCCGCATTTTCGGTTTCTTTTATCTTCTCATATTGCAACTGTTCTTCGATTGACATGGTTTTAATGCGCAGCTTATCGCCCCACTCAGCAGTCATATCCACTTCTGTATAACGCATATCATCTGCTGCAAATATTTTGTGTTTATTAAGCATTACTTGTAATTCCTATTATATTACTACGGCACTGACGTACCTTTACCCCATTTATTAAGTGGGCATGAGGCACATTTAAGCTTACATTTAGCTTGTATGTAGCATCCGCATTTCTTGCACTTCATCCCATCGCTATATTCACATTCAGCGCAAATTGCTTCACGCTGTTGCCAGTTTTTAGCCATCCACGACAGCAGTGCTTCGCTAATATCCATTAACTGTATACGGGAGCACTAACTATACGGAATGTAGCTTTACCAGTCACAATACCGTCAGCATTAATGTCAGTAGTGAATTGAGTTACGAAAGCACTAAAAGTTAATACGTTGAGTGTGGAGGTAGGAAGAGTAATTACCACGGTGTTAGTAGACTGGGCTGCCAACGCTGCTGAAATAGCCGCTTGACCTGCGTCGTCTTGGTTGCGCGTAACGTCAATGCTAAAAGATCCGAAGTCTTGTAATCCTTGTACAAATTCTTTGGCAGTGGATGCTAAGGTGGTTGTAGGAATTTCTGTTGCAGAACCTGATCCTATTCCGGTCATTGACATAACGCCGTCAATAGTTTGGCTGTTATAGCTTATAGTAGTTGTTTGTGTTTTAATCGGTGTAGCTGCCATATTATCCTCTTATGAGTAGCAAATATAATTGATTTCGACAAATCCCCTATACCATGAGTCTTGTCTCTCTGTTGCGCCGATGCCGACAGCTTGCACATGCACAATGTCATCATTCGCTGTCAAACTCTCATTATGAAATAATTCAATGAGAGAATCTAAAGCAGTGGTGAGCACTGCAAGTCCTGTTTCAAGCTTCACGTATACATCCACTTGATAAATACCTTTATGTAGCTGTGTACCGTCTAAATTATTTAATGTTGTTGTGGCCGGCATTAAATGTGGGGCTATGTACACATTTGGCAACAATTTCTGGTCTTTAGTATTCGGCCAAATTATTGTGATATCAGCACCCAGCTGCGCTAGGCGGGTGTTTAGAGCTGCGTTAATATTTTTAGCCACTGTCATAATTTATACTTACGCGAAAGTTTATCTACAATGTTCGGAAAGTCTAAAACTGCAAGTCTCATCATGCCGTTCGGAGCTTGTCTGTAACTCCAGCCGGTTTCTACTCGGTAAGCATACGGTCTGTCATTATAAACAAAAGCCGTCTTGTACCCGTCTTGCCAGTCAATTTTCCAACTTTGCCTTAATGCGCCCGGAACATAGTCATGTGCTGCAGGAGTTTCCCATAGAGTTGGATTACCTATTGGCGTACTCTGCTTAACATCTTTTTGAAATTCTTCTACTGCTTCTTTAAATATTTTAGCGGCCACTTGCAATGTCTTACGAATACCTTCTTTAAACTGTCTTTCCCAAGCCGCTGAGTCAACCTTGATTTCTACACTCATATTCTGGCCTGTAGAATATAGACGACATCTGTTCCCTGCGCTTTAATTCTCTGAACATTACGTACGCCATGAGACACGCCGTCTATTGTCACATAATCCCCAACAAGGGGAACTGTTGCACAATATGCAATAACTCGCACATCATCTCTAAGTATCAATATACCGTCTATGTCCTGAGCTTGGTATTGGCTTGGATGGCATTTAGCCGTATACGTGGTGGTTGTTCCTGCGCCAGTAGAGCCTGTAGCAGGATTAAAATTACCAGCAACGACACGTGTAAATGTAAGCTCCTGACCCAGCTCTGTAAGCAAGTCATCAGCAACTGTTTGCATATCACTGGCAAATGACATTATGCTTTACTCACTTTAATGACATTAGCACCAGATGCTCCGCCAATCAGCTTTTTAAGCCAATTGTTAATCTTAACTGCGTATGTTGCGCTAGATGCGCCACTTTGGTATTCTATTTCTAACGTATCCAGTTTCTTGCGTTTAACAGCGGGAGCCACGGGATTTAGCGGAGAATTGCCTGCGTCTATAGCTAGAGCTGCCTCAATTTGGGCATATATTAATTGTTGTGGTATATCGTCGGAGGGAAATAAATACCCGTCTATATAAGCATTATATCTCGGCCACTGTAGAGGCTGGTCAATCGTTTTCTTGGTACCTATAAAGGGCTGTTGTTCAATATAGTCCATTGCTTGTCTAAGCATCTGCTCTACATCTCCGGCAAATACTAGTCCACGCACAGACGCGTAGTCAGTTGCATCAGCTACAGAGACGTAGCTGTTTGCATTAGCTACAATTGTTCCTGTCTCCACGATTAAAGTCATTACACGCAGCCTATAACTATGATGTCATAATCTACTGCGGTACCGGAACCACTATTGGCAATTTGCAAAATATCTCCAGTGGAGGCTACTACTGCGTAGCCGGTTGCGTCTGGAGCAGCTAGGCAAATAAAACCGCCGGGACGTAAATTAACGACATCATTAACATTGCCCACCCAGTTAACTAGACCATTAGCATCTCCGCCAATTACGACATTATTAACATTAGTGTCATATGCGTATACAATAATAGATTTAATCTTTGTAAATGTTAATGTAGTGCCTAGAGGACTTGTTAACACCCCCGCTAAATCAATATCATCGGAGCCCGAGGCTGCTATTTGTCTTGTGTCAGTCCATATTTGATTGGCTTGATTAAGTCCCGTTCCATGGGTAAAGGTTAATGTCTTATTGTAGCCTAGGCTGTAGTCTCTGCCCCCCAAGTCGCTGTCCCCAGTCAAGGTTGCGTTACATGCTATTTTAACATTTGCTGAAAGTGTCTCTGCCATTATAATTCCTAAACTGAGTTGCCTGCTGAATCTTTCCACCCACCGTTGTACCAGATTGGTTTACCGAGAGTGGTGTCAAAGTATTGTTGATATGTTGTTGGACTTCCGGGTCTACTGGCTGTATTGCCGCCTGTAATTCCACCATAAAATTGCCCGGAGGCGTTTATGTAGGCCAATTCTGTAGCCGAGAAATTCTGGAAACTTATAAGTTTGGCAGTGCTTACGTTAGTGCCGTCTCGCATATTTAATGCGTTATGTGTTGAGTCTGTCAATATTTCAGGCTCAGCACTATTGTTGTACGCGCCTTGAAGATTTGTAGTTGCTGTACTGCTGCCGCTGGCAGCACTTGCACCAATACTTCCTGCATTAATAAATTTTGCTTTTGTGGCATCGCTTAATGACGTTGCGTCTCGTTTCGCAATGAGCCATCCCCTAAAGCTTTGGTCATTTAGCACAGGATTTTGCACAAACACGCCTGTAGTTAAGGCTGCTTCAGCATCCGCAATTGTTTTATAGGGGTTTTGTCCGTACGCCACAATAATATTACCGTTAGATGGCGCAAACCAAAATCGGAATATCTGGAATGGATCTGAAGCAGATAAACTAGCTAACGTACCTGTACCATTATCATATCTTGCTACATCTATCAAATCCGATAGCACAGGAGCCGCCCACCCTCCGCTACCGTTGCGATAACTCCTAAACATCGTAGGAGCTACTTGAGCTGCATCTGTAGTTAGATTAGGAGCCTTAACGCTATTTATAAAATTTAGTCCCGGAAAAAAGCTTTGTCCTGAACTTTTATTAACTTTGAGATTAGCCCCGTTTGCGCTAAACTGGTTGCCACTTTTATTAACAATCCCGAGAGCATCACAAAAATCTATGAGCATTTGGCTATGGTCATAGCCCGGAGCTGGGAGATTACCAACATCCTGTACAGTTGTTAAATCTGTATGCACAATAATGGCTAAAAATATATAATCTCTGCGTTGGTCTGGGGTAGGCCTAGAGTTAAATTGTGCTATCTCTCCAGTTTTGGATATAGCCACATATGATGTTAGTGTACTATTTAGATAGGTTACATTGACATTTGTACGTGCTTGCCAGCTTACTCTAACTGCCTCAACCTCTGTCTGGTTTGTGTAATTATCAACTAAAATACCAGTGCCTGCAGCTATATTAATCTTTCCCGGAGTAGCACTTGCAGTTACAAGCCCTCCAGTGTATAATCCTGTACCTAACTGATTATCCTGCCGGGTGGCCGGACTAACTGTAGAGGTTATGTCTCCGGAGTAATCCGTAACTACATATATCCTATCACTTAAAAAAGGCCCAAGCTGTATAGTTGTTGATGGGTATATCGAGACGGAAGGAAGCTCAGTTTCCAAATCTGTAGTAAACTTACGATAAGTACCAACACTGCTCGCAGTGGAGGTTATAGATAACTTATTACCTGTCGGGATGTATAATACGCTCACACTATCACCTAAAATCCATCAATAAAGCCCCTCTTGCGAAGGGCTTAACGGACTATCCTAAGTGGATACAAACAAAGTCAGGAAGCCATACTTTACTACCGTACAGACATCCAATTTCAATCATAGACTTTTGGAAACCTACATAATGTGCCATAGTGAACACAAGGCCAGAATGAGGATCTTGCACAGTCATGCGGTCACGTGCAGCATCACCGCCGGCAGGCAAAGCAATTGGGCGCATTGCCAATTCAGCAGCTTCACGATGCACCACTATATTACGTCTACCGATTGCAGAGAGAGTAACAGTATCACCATCTACGCCGGCAGCTACCAATCCACTATTAATAGTGAAAGTACCGGGAGCAGCAAGGCCAACCAATACAACATACTTAACGCTATTAATAGTAACTACGTCACCCGGCAACAAAGTACCAGTACCAGTTTTAACAGTAATGGAAGTGGCACCAGCAGCGTGTGCGCCGTTAAGTACATAGGAGGCAGCAGTACCTACAGCAGGACGAGCCACTTGACCCGAACGTTTCAGATTAACGTTATACAAGCTACCGAGCTCACCTCGACGCAGCATTGCGCTATCACCAGCTTCATTAACTTTATACAAGTTGGCAAGATTTTGAATGTTAACAGCCGCGGTGGTGTCATAAATACCAGCTATCTGGCCATCATCTGGGCAACCTCTATCCAACAACAATTTCATGATGTTAGGGAGATCGTTCATGTTAGAGCCGAACGGGGTGGTTCCTGCAGTACCGTAGGCATTACCTGCACCGAGAGACAACTTAGCCATCAAGTCCAGTTCCATTTTATTACAAATGGCTCTCATAGCCTGCTGTATTTGGTTGCCGTATACGGTTGCGTAGCCTGCACCGTTATTCAGATGTTTCTGGTCTTCGCCAGTATAGGGGATCTGAATAGATGCGTAAGTGTCCAGAGCTGCAGTCTTATTATCCACAGTTTGGTCAGTACCTTCTGGAATGGTCATAGAAGGTGCATAAGTGGTAGAGACAGTTTGTGGGCGAGTGAAAGCAGAGCGAACTACGTCATCTTTAGCTGCTTCTTGCATGCCGGAGTTAATCTTCACAGAGTTAACGCCACCGACAAGTTCCCTTCCCACTCTTTCTGCTGCTTCATAAACATCCGCAGCCAAATTAGTAAAAACGTTTGCCATTTAAAAATTTCCTTGGTTATTAAATAAGTTTTCCGCCGTCCGTAAAAAATTTACGACGAGCAGCTTGGTCTAAATTATCAAAATCAGCTCTGCTCATTTCTTTCGTGCTTGGTTTTGTGTTCATGTTACCCTGTGCACCGCCTCCGGCAGCTTTGGAGTTCCTTAACAGACTTTTAAATTTTACATTATTAGCAAATTCGTCTTTTATGGCTTTGAGGACATCTGCACCGAGCGTTCCGTCTTCTTCTGCCACCTTGTCGAGATTGCGCGCTATAAAATCAGAGAGCAATTCTATATTATCGCCGTCAGCTAGTTCTCCGGCCACGCGTAGAGCTTGCGTCTCTATTTTTTCTTTACGATTGGCGTTCTTCATATCGCTCAATCGTTGTTCCAATTCTTTGCGGTGTTGTTCGGCAGTCTGCCAAAGTTTCTCAAATTCACCGTCTTTAGCTGCCTTGTCCAATTCCGCTTTTTGGGCTGCGGCATTGGCTTCTTCACGGGCTTTTTTGGCTTGTTTAGTTTCATTAAGGAGTTCATCTTTCTTTTTCACAACGGCCTGTAAATCAGCCTGCGCTTTTTCGTACATTGATTTATAATCAACTTCGTCTATTTGTTGCTCAACAACATTTTCTTCGTTCATATACCCTCTGGGCTATTGTTCTGCACAGCCGGTGCAGGCGGTATTTCTATTAGGACGCTAGATTCCGCTTCTAGTTGCTCATTAGTTCTATCCGCGTCTATAAATCCTGTTTTACGTCCATATTCTCTCACATCGTTTTTAGCGATAACGCCTTTGTCTAGCATCTGCATTTGCGCTACAATGAGATTTGGATCCGCAGTATCTTCGTAAAAATCTTTATTAAGCTCTATCTCAATGACCTCTGGATTCGCGCCCTGAAATCTTGCTACCCATTTGCAGGCCTGTTCCATGCCTTCTGAGATGTTACTGGTCATAATATATAGCGAGCTATTTTGAGCACCATAACGTATGCGGGCAGCCTCAGCAGTCTCTCTACCGCCCGCTGGCGATATAAGTCGAGCCCCTATGGCCGCAGCCTGTACTTCTTTTTGTTCCATCATCTGCGTCGGCAGGATGTTTGGATTAGCTTGTACTAATTGCAATTGACCGCCGTTAGCCAGAGTTACGCCAGCCCTAGAACCAAATTTGACCCCGTTAGGGTTGGCAGCAGCAAACTGTATTGCGTCACTATCTCCGACGCATATGCCTAGCATAGGTTGCCCGCATACAAAGCTGGCCTCTTCCGCATCAGCACTATTCTGATAATGCGCTCTGTTCAATATGGCTAGATCGTATAAAGGTATTGAGTCATATTCTAGATCGTTATTCTCCGACCCTATACATACAAATGGTATTTCTCTAAGCCAGTTCCCGTCGTAATCAACTGGACGGACAGGCGGTTCTATAAGCTCGTCTTGGTCGCTATAAACCATCTGAGTATAGTATCCCTCATTGTCTAGGTATAACACTCTATACTGCTTAATGAGGTTCCAACAAAACATATCGTCATCGTCCGCGTTCACCCATTCGGTGAGCACTATAACAGACGGCACATATTTACTGCCTATATATTTATGCTTAAAGTTCTCGATATTTTCGGCTTTATAAATCTTTATTCTGCTATAGAGTCCCGCGTTTTCGCGGTCTATATCAGAGAGATCTTCCTGTACCTTAGGATAGTCTGCTAACAGACCTACGCGTCCAGTTTCCTGGACTTCGTCCACAAGTTTCTGTAGAGTTTGCTCTATATTGAGATTCTCGCCCGTAACATCATCTTCCAAATACCCAAGTTCTGGCGGTAATGTAATTACAGGGTCTTTGCGAAATACTAGTCCTTTTAACCCGTCGCGCGTCAGGCGTGTGAAATTCGTTAATACAGCGTCTTCTTTGTATTGGCAACTTCTAACGGGATCGTTAGGGTCAACGGTACGCAAATGACACATAGCATTGTTGTCTATGATGTCTCTAACGAGTTTCCAGCGTTTACATTGTTGCCAATGATTGGGGTGTTGCGTTGTTACACTCAATTATGCACCCCTCTGGGCAAAGCTGTAATCAATCTTAAATATCGGCTTTACAATATTAAGCTCATAAGCTATTAAATATGTTGTTGCATCGTTTTGATGGTCAAATCCTGCCTCTTTGTCAGGTTCACCGTTCTTCGTATAAGCCTGTTGTTCTAGACAACGCGCTACTTCAGGGCAGTTTATGTCGTTGACAAATACTTTCATCTGACTGAATGCCTGATTTGATGCATTTACTCTGTCGACAACTGCTAAGTTCTTACTTCTAGCTCTAACTTCAAATCCTGCGTTTCTAAGCAGGCTTATATGGCTCACAAAAGCATTAGTACCACTTCGCGCAGTACCTGAACAGTCTGGATACATCACTATCTGATGGCCTTTACTTAGCCATTTGGATGTAATGAGTCTAATCATTTCGGGAGTATCCAGCATACCATGTAGTTCGTCCACAATGTGCCATTCTCTACCTCCGGCGCGCTTAACGTACACTGTAGCAGCGGTTTTGCCTACGTTAAAGTCACATCCTATATACAGTGTTTCCATTGGCTGTATAGTTTCATAGCTTCTGTGAGTTTTTCTGTCATAGCAATGATAGACATTACCTGTTGACATATTTCGGAATTGTCCGTCAATGTAAGCGTCTATCCAATTTTGGCTCTTACCCTGACATCTATCTTGGATATAGTCCTCGGAATGGGCAGGGTTATCACGCGCAGAGCCGTGCACGCACTGGTAACTAGGGAGAGGCTGTCTTTTCCATCTCGTATAGCAAAATCTATAACCCTCGGGCGAGCTATATGCACATGTGCGGTTGATATAGTCGTATTCGCCTCGAGAGTTTTTCTTATAATGTCTTTTATCTGCTTTCTTTAACTGTAGTCTGTTACGACTTACTACTGCATCCCAAGCTTCTTGGGCTTTTTCCATCGGGAGAGTATCTAATTCGTCTACATGGGCTGCCGATGTTTCATATCCAATCAATAGACTTACGTCAGCCATGGATTTAAATATACACTTACCCCAATTGGGCTTATGTACTGTAATTTTATGCTCGTTTTTATTGTGTGTATAGTCTTTATCACGTACAAGACCGAACTTATTAAGCCACATCTCGACGTTCGGTACAGCGACATCACGTAATAGTTCGTGCGAGGGCTCATAAACGCCTACAACAGCGTTTGAGCTATGCTGCATATCCAATACAGCTCTTAGTCCCATTATATACGATTTACCGCCTCCAAGGCCTGCAAAAAATCCGGGGTAGGAGCATTCGAGGGCTAAAAATTCACCTTGAGCTTTCGTAACCGCAATGGTTAATTCATTACTCATTTTCGACCTTAATGTCTATCACATTGTCAGTTATGAGTTTTAATTCAGGCTTAGATGGCATAATCTGTATGTTCAATACACGTATATCCGCAGTTTCTTCCTTAACTGCCTCTGGTTTCCCGTCCCACCCCAGAATGTATTTGGCGGCGTTCACCTGCATACCGGCATTACCCGTTGCAGTTCCTTCCATCACATCCATATAGTTTTTTGTAAAGCGTGCTTTCATGTGTATATCGGCCATTTCTACGGCCTCGGCAAACTCTTCGTGAGCCTCAATCCAATTATACCACGTACTACGTGTAATATCCCACTCGCTACACCATTGCACAACACTTTTAGCCTCTGTTTTGGAGGCGCGCAATATCTTGGCGTATTTTTTTGAGTATTTGGATTTTTTCATCAGTATTTATTGAATATGTCTTGTAGTTTGGAGACACCGTCTTTGATTTCGCTGATGTCTTCTTTCATTCCGTCTAATTTGGTTTCAATGATTGCTGTAGTTTTTTCAACTTCTACCAGACGCTTGTCCATCTCATCTATTCTGTCGCTATGTTTCTTAAACATCCATATAACAAATCCGAGTGCTGCGCTAAAAGCCGCTGTTGCAGCATCCCAGAGATGATCCATTTATTTTCCTTCTAGCTTATCCAGCACTTTATCTTGTAGTTGCACATCAGCGTCTGTAACGCTACCCTTAACTTGTCTCAATGCTTCATAATAAGCTTTTTTATCCAGCTTTTGCAATGCATAGTCTCTGCGATTGGCCACTGCTCCTTTAACACCCTCCACCACCATATTCATAATGTTCCCTTGTACAGGTATTCCCCATACGACAGCAACAATTGAGGTAAATAACACAAGGTACCACTGAGGCAACATAGCTAATTGATTAAATATTCTGGCCGCATATTCTGCGTGACCGAATAAGGCTAGCATAAAGGGGTAGGACAGCACAGCAAAGACAATATACTTAAACTTTGCACTTGTTGCGCCAATCGTCAGAGCTGCTCTTTGGGAGTCTTGTTCGGCTAATTGACCTATTTGTTTCTGTTGTTCAAGCTGTATAGCTAACTGATTCTGTAGCTTAAGCTCTTCTATTTCTTGCTTCTTCTTGAAATATTCTCCCAACATTCCGGGAACACCGGAAAGCATGGAGAAGAGTGTAGTCCAAATCATTAAGCTTTATTCCACCAAGCTTTAGCTTTGTCTTTAAGGGCATTCCAATATTGAAGAACATAGGGCTGAGCTACAACACCTGCGATAAAACATAAGAGATAAAACATGATGGTCCTAGAGGAGGAGGAAGTCGACAACTGAAGGAGGGGTCAGTAAACGTCTATTCAGATATAGATGCATTCTACTGTCAATTTGACTTCCTATTAATTCGTAACCGCTTTATAACTGCTCTTGGGCAGTGACAACTAACATTGTCGGGATAGTGCGCTAAGCTACGTTCATACACTATTTTCTTTACCCTTTAATTTAATTATAACATATGTATATATGTTC